ATAATGCATCTACAGGTGTCCCATTTCAGGTATATGACGTTGCATCTACTAACATAGTCGCTGCATACAGAGATGGTGCAGATAGTAAGGGTAAAGCTGTTGTTTTTAAACCAGATAATATTGTAACTACCAGAGGCCAAGTAACTAACGGTCAAGCTGCATCAGTAGATGTCATAGGATCTGTGTCAACAAATCAAATTAATCTTACCGCAGGGCAACAGTATTACGTACAGACAGATGGAACGATAGGTACAACAGCAGATAGCCCAAGTGTACTGGCAGGAACAGCAATTTCAACTACAGAGTTAGTAGTTAAATCATAAACCTTATAAATACTGTTAACAGTGTTTAATAGGATACAGACATGGCGAACCCAAGCACAAGACAAGGACTGATTGATTACTGCCTCAGAGAGCTAGGTGATCCGGTCATTGAAATCAACGTAGATCCAGATCAGCTTGAAGATCGAGTAGATGAAGCTTTACAATACTATCAAGAGTTTCATTCTGACGCGACTCTTCGCACGTTTTTAAAACATCAGATCACGGCTACTGATGTAACAAACGAATACATTCCTATTTCATCTAATATCATATTTGTTTCAAAGTTATTTCCGGTCGCATCTGGTTCTTTGACAAGAGACTTCTTTGATATTAAATATCAGTTACATTTAAATGATATTGCTAATATGCATTCTTATATCGGTGACTTAGCTTATTACGAACAAATGCAGCAGTACCTATCATTAATTGATATGAAGCTCAATGGTCATCCTCTTGTCCAGTTTTCAAGACATCAAAATAGACTTTATATTCATGGTGAAAAAGAAACAGATGATTTAGTAGAAGGTGATTATCTTGTTGCTGAAGTATTTGAAATTGTAGAACCTACAACACACACTTCAGTGTTTAATGATATGTGGTTAAAGCAATACACAACAGCGTTAATTAAAAGACAATGGGGCGCTAACTTAATTAAATTTGAAGGCATGCAACTTCCTGGCGGAGTAACAATAAACGGACGACAGATATTTGAAGATGCAATGGCAGAAATAGAAAGACTAAGAGAAGTAATTAGGCTAGAGCATGAAATGCCAGCTGACTTCTTTGTGGGGTAATTCATGGTCACAAATCTTTACTTCACCCAAGGTGTAAAGGGCGAACAAGATCTTTATGAAGATATAGTGATAGAATCACTAAAAATGTTTGGCCAAGACGTTTACTACTTACCTCGTGATATTGTTAACGAGGATAGAATTCTTGGTGAAGACGTTCCTTCAAGATTTAATTCAGCTTATAAAGTTGAGATGTACATCGAAAACATAGAAGGATTCGATGGAGAAGGTGATATATTTACAAAGTTTGGTGTTGAGATTAGAGACCAAGCAACCTTTGTTATTTCAAAACGCAGGTGGAATCATACTGTAAAAAGACTTGATAACGAGATTCAAGCTGTAAGACCGCATGAAGGGGACTTACTTTACGTACCATTTTCTAAAAAAATATTTGAAATTATGCATGTTGAGCATGAACAACCGTTTTATCAATTAAAAAATCTTCCGACTTTTAAACTACGTTGTGAACTATTTGATTATAATGATGAAGACTTTGATACAGACATTGTTGAAATCGATCAAGTCGAGAAAAAAGGTTACACCGCAAATCTTACACTTGTAGATTCAGCCGACACTGGATTTATAGTTGGTAATACACTTACACAAACATTATCTACTGGTGTAATTATTTCTGGTGAGATTGTAGATTATAATGATTCAAGTAATGTTCTTTCGGTTGCGAATGTTGGAGCAGACGATGGTAACTTCCACTTGTTCACAGCAGCTGGTATTATCAAATCCGAAGATTCTGCTGAACAAACTTTGACTCGTACTATTTCTGCTATTAACGAAACAATTGCGCAAGTCAACGCACAAAACGATTTCTTTGAAACACTAACTGACTTCCTTGACTTCAGTGAATCTAACCCGTTTGGAGATCCTAGCTAATGTTTGGAGTACATTTTTATCATCAAAGAATGCGAAAAAGCGTTGCGCTTTTTGGACGTATGTTTAATGATTTATACATTTTAAGAAAGAACTCAGCCGGAGCTACAATTTCTCAAGTAAAAGTTCCTTTAGCATATGCGCCAAAGCAAAAGTTTCTCGAAAGAATTAGATCATTTCCTAATCTAGAAACAGATCAAAGCGTCGCGGTAAAATTACCTCGTATGTCGTTTGAGATATTAGGTATTTCGTACGACACTGCACGTCAGTTACCAAAGATAAACAATTACATTAATAATGGTACTACTATTAATACACGTAATAGAATTTATAGTTACGTACCTTATAATCTTAGTTTTCAATTAAACATATTCACTAAGAATCAAGATGACGCTCTTCAAATAGTAGAACAGATTCTTCCAAGATTTAATCCTACATATACTTTAACAGTAAAACCATTGAGTAGTATACCGGATATAAAAGAAGATGTTCCGATCACAATTGCAGGCGTAACATTTACGGACGACTTTGAAGGTCCGCAGGAACAAAGACGTACAATCATATATACAATTGATTTTGAAATGAAAGCGAACTTCTACGGACCAATCGCTGAAGCTGGTATCGTTAGAACTTCAATAAATAACTTTTATCAGATCGGTGCTGGAATGCTTGATTCTGATGAACTGCTTCAAACTCTTACGGTCAAACCTAATCCTCTGTCTGTAAGTCCTGATTCTGATTTTGGATTTAGTGAAACAATAACTCAATCGGTGGATAGTGCGTGATGAATGATTCTGATAATGCGGAAAATGATTTTGAATATGCCCGTCAAATGTACCATGATCTTTTAGCAAAAGGATCAGCCGCACTTGATGATATGATGGATGTTGCACGTAACACTGAACATCCCCGAGCCTTTGAAGTTCTCGCTACTACGATGAAGACTGTGTCTGACATCAATGGTAACCTTATGGATATGCACAAGAAAAAGAAAGCATATAAACATAAAGATGATTTAAAGAGTTTACCTAACGGAACAACAAATAATTTATTTGTAGGTTCTACTACTGATTTACAAAGAATGCTTTTGAAAGAAACTGATGCTGATAATGTAATTGACATTAAAGACTATAAAGATGAATGAAACATATCTTGGAAACGTTAATGTAAAAAGAGATGGTGTAGTTGCAGAATGGACAAAGGGAGACGTCCAAGAATACGCCAAATGCATGAATGATCCAGCTTACTTTGCTACAAATTATGCTAAAATAATTTCTCTTGATACTGGCCTTGTGCCGTTTAACCTGTATCCGTATCAAGAAAAAATGTTTGATTCTTTTAATAATAATAGATTCAGCATTGTTTTAGCTTGTAGACAATCTGGTAAATCAATTAGTTCTGTTGCTTACTTACTTTGGTTTGCCATATTTCATCCCGAGAAAACGATTGCGATACTTGCTAATAAAGGTGCTACGGCACGTGAGATGCTGGCAAGAGTCACTCTTATGCTCGAGAATCTTCCTTTCTTTCTACAGCCTGGTTGTAAAGCATTAAACAAAGGTTCAATCGAGTTTTCAAACAACTCAAGAATAATTGCAGCAGCAACGAGCGGTTCATCTATTCGTGGTATGTCTGTCAACCTACTATACCTTGACGAGTTTGCGTTTGTAGAAAGAGCATCTGAGTTCTATACTTCTACATATCCAGTTGTATCATCTGGTAAAGATACAAAGGTTATTATAACGTCGACTGCTAATGGTATAGGTAACACGTTTTATAAGATATGGGAAGGTGCTGTACAAGGAACAAATGAATATACACCATTTAGAGTTGATTGGTGGGATGTTCCAGGACGAGATGATGCATGGAAGAAACAAACAATTGCTAATACTTCGCAGATGCAGTTTGATCAGGAGTTTGGAAATACATTCTTCGGAACAGGTGACACGTTAGTAGGTGCAGATACTTTATTAGATCTGAAAGCAAAAGAACCATTAAGAAGAATAGAAGATAATTCTGTTCTTATTTACGAAGAACCAGAAAAGGGCCATGATTATATCATGACCGTAGATGTTAGTAGAGGAAGAGGACAGGATTATTCTACGTTTAATGTGATCGATATTAGCACTCGCCCGTTTTCACAGGTTGCTGTATATCGCAATAATATTATCTCTCCATTACTCTTCCCTAATATTATCTATAAATATGCAAAAGTCTACAATGAAGCATATGTCGTAATTGAATCGAATGATCAAGGTAGTGTAGTAACTAATGGTTTATATCATGAATTAGAATATGAAAACATGCATGTTGAATCTGCGGTAAAGGCAAATGCTCTTGGTATTGAAATGACTCGAAAGGTAAAAAGACTTGGATGTTCTGCCATTAAAGATATTATTGAAAACGATAAGCTCAAGATCGTGGATGAGAATACTATTTTAGAAATATCCACGTTTGTATCGAGAGGCCAATCATATCAAGCCGCAGAAGGTAATCATGATGACTTAATGATGAACTTAGTGTTGTTTGGTTATTTTGCTACAAGTAATTACTTCGGTGACATGACAAACATCAATCTTAAAGAAATGATGTTTCAACAAAGAATAAGAGAGATCGAAGAAGACGTGTTACCGTTTGGATTTGTAGATGATGGATCCGAATATATTGCTCAACAAGATCGAGAAGAACACCCATGGGCCATAACGTATGAAGAACAGTGGTAAAAATCTTCATTTTAAAATTATTATAAATACTATCAAGTGAAGATTCTTATTATGTTTTGCTTATAATTAGAACACTGGAAAAGGAAAAACAGTCATGGCACTATTTACTCCCTCAGAGTCTCCAGCGATTGTTGTCAAGGAAGTAGATCTTACGGGCGTTGTGCCTAATGTACAATCTACAACTGGCGCATTCGTCGGGAACTTTCGTTGGGGTCCGGTTGAACAAGCTACCCTCATCGATGGTGAGGCGACACTTGCTGAGACTTTTGGATCTCCTGACGATAATGAAGGAAGAGCAGTCGATTTCCTATCGGCGGCGTATTTCTTACGATACTCAAATTCTATGCAAACTGTTCGAGCAATCGACAGTAATGCAAACAACGCAACTGACATATCACAAAGCAGTCAGCCCGTTGTAAAAAATCTCGATAATTGGAACGCACAATTAGCGGCTCGAGATAGCGACGATAATGTTTTTGTTGCAAAATGGCCAGGAGCGCTTGGTAATTCATTATCAGTTTCTGTCTGTCCACAATCTGCTGCTGACTCAGCATTTACTAACTGGATCTATAAGGGTAGCTTTGATGCTGCACCTGGTACATCTACTTACGCTACTGGAGTCGGTGCAACAAACGATGAGATGCATGTTGCAGTTGTTGACGAAGACGGTCTATTTACTGGTACACGCGGTTCAATCCTCGAAACATTCCCATTCATTTCAAAAGCTTCAAATGCAAAATCACCTGATGGTTCATCTAACTACGCAGTAGAAACGATTAACGGAAAATCAGAATATGTATGGATGGCAGGTTTCGGAGCAGCAGGTCAGTTCGATGCTGACGCTGGTTCAGCCGCAGTCAGTGGTAAAGATTACAGCTCTGAAGTCAGAGATGTAAGAACCACATCACTTGCAAACGGTACAGATGCTAGCACATTATCGGCTGGCAACATAGCTACTGGATTCGATAAATTAGAAGATAAAGACACAATTACAGTAGACTTTTTGATTGCACCTGGCATGAGTTCAAGATCAGATCAAACTACGGTTGTAAACGATCTAGTTACAACAGCCGGAACTACTCGTAAAGATTGTGTTGTAGTTACATCTCCAGCAAGATCAGATATCGTAAACGTATCATCACCAGCTACTCAGGTAACAAATGCAGTAGCAACAGCAGATACATTTACAAATTCATCTTATCTGGTAGTTGATAATAACTATCTAAAAGTTTACGATAAATATAACGATAAATACCGCTTTATTCCGGCCGCATCTTCTACTGCTGGTATCATGGCTGCAACAGATCTAAATGCTGCACCTTGGTTCTCGCCAGCCGGTCCAAGACGAGGCGCATATCTAGGTATTACATCTTTGGCTTCTTCACCGAATAAGTCACAGCGTGATACTTTATATAAAGCGGGTGTTAACCCAATCTCAAACATACCAGGACAAGGTGTCCTATTGTTTGGTGATAAAACAAAATTAGCACGGCCTTCAGCATTCGATAGAATCAACGTTCGGAGATTGTTCCTAACAGTCGAAAGAGCTGTTTCTTTGGCTGCTCGAAATACACTCTTCGAATTTAATGATGAGTTTTCCCGTGCTGAATTCGTAAACATTGTCGAGCCTTTCTTGAGAGAAATCCAAGGTCGAAGAGGTATAACGGACTTCAGAGTTGTGTGTGACGCAACAAATAACACTGCGGCCGTAATCGATAGAAATGAATTTGTTGCTAATATCTTCATTAAGCCAGCACGTTCGGTCAACTACATCACTCTAAACTTTGTAGCTGTAAGAACTGGCGTGGAATTTGAAGAAGTAGCAGGCACAGTATAATAGCGTCAGAGGAGATAACAAATGGCTATTTTAGGAGTTGATGACTTCAAATCCAAGCTGAGAGGTGGTGGCGCTAGACCTAATCTGTTTAAAGCTACTATCAACTTTCCTACTTACGCAAACGGTGATGTAGAAATTACTTCATTCCTTTGCGAGGCAGCTCAGCTTCCAGGTTCTACTATCGGCACTATCGTGATGCCTTTCCGAGGTAGACAATTAAAAATGGCCGGCGATCGTGTATTCGATGTATGGACGCCGACTATTATAAACGACACAGACTTCAGGATTCGTGATTCGATGGAGCGTTGGATGAATGGCATGAACGGCCATCAGACAAACACTGGTTTAACCAACGTCACAGATTACGAAGCAGATCTTATTGTTGAACAAATCGACAAAGACGGATCTACTTTGAAGACTTATAACTTCCGTGGTTGTTTTCCAACTGCAATCTCTCCAATCGATCTGAACTATGCTTCAGAAAACGAAATTGAGAGATTCACAGTGGAATTCCAAGTTCAGTACTGGGAATCTAATACCACTACGTAAGTGAATAAATAGAGGGAAGGGCAGAGCTTTTCTGCCCTTTCTTTACTGTTAAAAGGAATTAAAATGGCAGACAATAGCGGACTTAAATTATTTGGATTTGAAATCCGTAGAGCGAAAGCATCTAGCGGAAAGGATATGCTGCCGTCAATCGTACCTCCTGTAGATGAGGATGGAGCAGGTTATGTTACTGCTGCTGGTGCCCATTACGGCACCTACGTAAACATTGGTGATGACGATAAAAAATCCAAAGACGACTTTCAACTTATTCGACAATATAGACAAGTGGCAACACATCCAGAGGTTGATGCTGCTGTAGAAGATATTGTAAATGAATCAGTTACATCTTCAGATACAGAAAAATCTGTATCGCTTGTGCTTGATAATGTTGAAGCACCAGATAATATAAAGAAACAAATTCAAGAAGAATTTGATCAAGTATACTCAATGCTTGAGTTTAATACTTTAGGGCATGACATATACAAGCGTTGGTACGTTGATGGTAGAATGTATCATCACTTAGTTGTAGATGAAAAAAATCCTAAGCTTGGCATTCAAGAAATACGTCCTATAGACGCCGCTAAGATTCGTAAAGTAAAAGAAGTTAAAAAGAAAAGAGATCCAATTAGTGGTGCTTCTATTATTGAAAACGTAAACGAGTTTTTTATCTATCAGGACAAACCAGGAACAACTAAACAGGGAATCAAGATGAGTCCTGATTCTGTGAGTTATGTTACGTCTGGTTTACTTGACGAAGAACGTCGTAAGGTTGTGTCTCATTTACATAAGGCACTAAAACCTATTAACCAATTACGCATGATGGAAGACTCGCTGGTTATTTACAGACTGGCACGTGCCCCGGAACGTAGAATATTCTATATTGATGTTGGTAACTTACCAAGAGGTAAGGCCGAAGAATACATGAAAAATATTATGGCGAAGTATCGTAATAAACTGGTATATGATGCTAGCACAGGAGCAATAAGAGATGATAGAAAAAGTATGTCAATGCTTGAAGATTTTTGGCTTCCAAGACGAGAAGGTGGTCGAGGAACTGAGATCTCTACCTTACCAGGCGGTGAAAACCTGGGACAAATCGACGATATCATATACTTCCAAAAACGTCTCTACCGATCGCTTAACGTACCTATAAACAGACTTGAACAAGAATCACAGTTCTCACTTGGTAGATCTACCGAGATTAACCGTGATGAATTAAAGTTTCAGAAGTTTATAGATAGATTGAGATCGCGATTTAACATGTTGTTCTATGGCATATTGAAAAAGCAATTGATCTTAAAAAGTATTATTACTGAGGAAGACTGGGATAACTGGAAAAACAATATCATAGTAGAACATACTCGCGATAATCATTTTACAGAACTCAGGGACGCAGAAATATTGAGAGAAAGAATTCAAACACTTGATCAGATGCAACAATACGTTGGTGAATACTACTCAAAAGAGTGGGTTATGAAAAACGTACTTCAGTTCTCTGATGAAGAAATTGAAAACATAGGTAAACAAATGGATGATGAAGGTCCAACAGACGATGAACCAACTGGAGATGAACAATGAGTATTGAAGATTTAATTGACGATATAACTAATCAAAACTTTGCTAAGGCAGAACCACACTTTCACACTATACTTCAATCAAAAATAGATGATGCATTGGCGGCTGAAAAGGTTAAAGTGGCTGGACATATTTTTAACGGTGAAGAAGAAGAACAATTAGAACTAGATCTAGAAGACGAAGAAGATGAAGAAGCTGACGATAATGCAGATGAAGAAGTATCTGAAGAGGAAGAAGAAGCAGAAGAAAAATAATTTTATTACAAATTTTAATTCGTATAAATAATAGTTAAACAAGGTTTAAAATGAAAACGTTTAAACAGCTGAGAGAAAAAACTCGTGGTAAAATGCCTCCTGGCCAGCATATTAAAGATATGAAGGTTGGGAAGAATCATCTTATGATCCACAAGGACAAAGGGCGATTCATTACCTATATTGATATGGAAAAACTAGACTCTTACCGTACAGCGGCAGAAGCCGAGAAGATGGGTAAAGAGTTTATAAAACAATATAAAGGTTAAGACTATGAAATTAATTGCTGAATATAGCGACAACGATGTTGAAATCATTACCGAAGCAAAAGAGTCTGGCGGTAAAGATTATTTCATCGAAGGCGTGTTCATGCAGGCCGAGAAGAAAAACCGTAATGGTAGAGTTTATCCTAAGCCCATTATGGAAAAGGCTGTTGACAAATACGTTACAGAACAAGTTAGCACTAAGCGTGCAGTTGGAGAGTTAAACCACCCTGATGGACCGACTGTAAACTTAGACAAAGTATCCCACCTCATCGAAGCCCTTGATTGGAAAAATAACGATGTTGTGGGTAAAGCACGCATTTTGGATACTCCAAATGGACAGATCGTTAAGGGTCTGCTTGATGGCGGAGTCAAACTGGGTGTTTCAACTCGTGGTATGGGTAGCCTCGAGCAAAGAAACGGCGCAATGGTCGTCAAGGACGACTTTATTCTTAATACGGTTGATATCGTACAAGACCCATCAGCACCAACTGCTTTTGTTAATGGAATAATGGAAGGTGTTGAGTGGATCTGGAATAACGGCGTTATTGAAGCTCGGGAAATTGAAAAAATGGAGACTGAAATTAAAAAGGCTCCACGAAAGGATCTCTATGAGGTTCAGACTCGTGAGTTTAAGAATTTCCTCTCGTTGCTGAAAAGTAAAACATAAGGAGTCAAACATGACTGATCAAGTAGAAGACCAGGAAGTTGAGCTCGATGACAACGACGTTGTGGAAGAAGCTCATGATCCTAAAAATGCAGAGGCGCAATCAGTTGCTTCTGTAGATAAAGCTGGGGATAACACCTCGCAAGCTCCGGCTCGCAAAGGTGATAAAAAGAACAGCGAACCAATGCCAAAGACAAAAGCTGGCATGATTAATGCTATGCATGGCATGATGACTGGTATGAAAAAAGACCAGCTAATGGCTGCATATGGTAAAATGATGGGAGAAGACGTATCTGCAGATGATATCGAAGATACAATTATTGAAGATCAAGAACTCGACATTAAAGTTGATTTCTCTGATGACCTAAATGCATTAGTCGAATCTGAGGCAACTCTTTCAGAAGAGTTCAAAGCCAAAACAGCTGTAATTTTTGAAGCTGCGGTAAAAGCAAAACTTTCTCAAGAAATCGATCGTTTGGAAGAAGCGTATAAAGAAGAGCTGGAAACAGAACTTGCTTCTACAAAAGAACAGATGGTAGAGAAGGTTGACAGCTACCTCAACTATGTGGTTGAGACATGGATGGAAGAAAACAAACTTGCTGTACAAACAGGTTTGCGTACTGAAATCGCTGAGACATTTATGAACAAGATGAAAGATCTATTCGTAGAGTCTTACGTAGAAGTACCTGAGTCCAAAGTTGACCTCGTCGACGAACTAGCCACTGCAAACGAAGAGCTTGAAGAAAGCTACAACGATGCAATGACTAAGTCTATCGCACTTGCTGAAGAGCTAGAAGATCTTAAGCGTGATGCTATCATTCGTGAAGCATCTAAAGATCTAGCAGAAACTCAAGTCGAGAAGCTAAAAACTCTAGCAGAAGAAATAGACTTTGAAGATGAAGAAACTTTTGCACAAAAAGTTGCTACTATCAAAGAAACATATTTTGCAAAGAAAACCGCTGAGTCCGCAATCGTAGAAGACACTACAGACGAAGATACACCTTCTGTAGAAGTCAGCGATGTAATGTCTCAGTACCTTAACGCAATTCGAAAATCAAATCCTTAAGGAGTTCTAGAAATGGAAACTTATGATCGTTTGGTGGAAAAGTGGAATCCAGTATTAGCAGAAGAATCTGCCGGTACTATCTCCGATAACCACCGTAAAGCAGTAACAGCTGTTCTCTTAGAGAACACAGAAAAAGCTCTTCAAGAAGAGCGCGCACAAATGAACTTTTTGTCAGAAGCACCTGCAACTTCTGTATCTAATGCATCTGTATCAAACTGGGATCCAGTATTGATTTCATTAGTACGTCGTGCAGCACCTAACATGATTGCTTATGACGTTGCTGGCGTTCAGCCGATGACTGGTCCAACAGGCCTGATCTTCGCAATGAAAGCTCGCTACACAAGTGGTACAACTGGTGCAACCGAAGCTCTATTCAACGAAGCAGACACTACATTCGCTGGTGACTCTGCAGATACTCATTCCTCATCACCATCAGGTCTTGACGGAATCGATCCAGCTGCTGGTAACGTTGCTGGTGACTCATCACTTGACTCAGAACGAAGCCTTACATTCGGCGACGGTATTGACACTGGTCGGGCTGAACTTTCAGGTGCATTCCGTAACATGGGCTTCACCATCGAAAAATCAACTGTGACAGCGAAGTCACGTGCGTTGAAAGCGGAATACTCTCTAGAACTAGCACAAGACTTGAAAGCAATTCATGGTCTTGATGCTGAGACAGAATTGGCAAACATTCTGTCAACAGAGATCTTAGCGGAAATTAACCGTGAAGTAATCCGAACAATCAACTCACAAGCTAAAACTGGTGCAGGTCAATCCTCAACAGCAATCAACGGTATCTTTGACATGTCAACAGATGCTGACGGTCGTTGGTCAGTTGAAAAATTCAAAGGCTTACACGTACAAATCGAAAGAGATTCAAACGTGATTGCAAAAGAAACACGTAGAGGAAAAGGTAACTTCATTATCTGTTCTTCAGACGTTGCTTCTGCTCTAGCAGCTGCAGGTTCTTTGGATTATGCTCCGGCACTTTCAACTAACTTGAATGTTGATGACACAGGTAATACATTTGCAGGTGTTATGAACGGTAAAACACGAGTCTATATTGACCCGTATTCAACAACCGATTATGTAACTGTAGGTTATAAGGGTACTAACCCATATGACGCAGGTGTTTTCTACTGTCCATATGTACCGTTAACAATGGTACGTGCGGTTGGTGAGAATGACTTCCAGCCAAAAATTGGTTTTAAAACTCGTTACGGCATGGCGTCAAACCCATTCGTAGGTTCAACACCAGCAAATGGTCTTGCAACAGCGAAAACAAACCAGTACTACAGAATCTTCCGTGTTGACAACATCATGGCATAAGATTAAGTATCACTAGCTCGATACTAACTAGGGTCGCTTCGGCGGCCCTTTTTTTATTTTAATTTAAAAAATGTTTTGTTTGTTTTCAACTACTTATGAAAAAAAAGCGTAAGTTGTTGTTTTTAAACGAAACAAAAAGGTGTACATTCCCTAGAAACTGTTGTATAAAAGATATATCAGATAAAGGAAAAACCAAATGTCAGTAAAAACTCTAATCGATCAAACATTCAGCTACGCACAAACAGGTGGAGATCTTAAAGATCTTTATATGAGCGATTGTAAATCTTTCTTAGCAGTACATTTTCATCTTGGAATGAAGCAGTTTAAAATGGCTTCAGCATTAGTAGACGAAATGGATACTGAACCACGTGAGCAAATCTGCATGGCGATTGCTGAAGAATACGGTAATGACTTTTTGGTAAACAACTTTGGTTATGAGGTAGCTTAATGTATAAAATGATGTTCAAATATTGGCACAATGAAAAAACATGGTGCGAAACAACTTTACACGGCGCAACAAAAGAAGACGTGTACGAATCAGCTAGACAATGGTCACTCAAAGCTAGCCCAGAGAAAGAAGGCCACTTTACAATATCAGCCTTATGGCACATGGAACCCAAGAAATGCATGTCTGGGTTTCACATGAAAAAGGTAGGCTGCTGAAAAGCAGCCTTTTTACTTATATAAATAGATGTAAGCAGAACGGAAAAAGAATATGCCTACATTAAATCCAACAGTTGAAGTAGATGTCAGTTTAACGAGCTCACAAAGCCAGCTCAATAATATTAACTACTTACAGCCAAACGCGTTTAAACTTTCAATTGATCGAAAGAACTTTCCTAACCTAGAGTTCTTTGCTCAATCTGTGCTACATCCAGACACATCTCTTACTGCAGCAGAACTTCCACATCTACGCGTGGCAAATGTACCTTTTGCTGGAGATACACTTCGGTTTGGCGAACTATCTGCAATGATTATTCTTGATGAGAATATGAATTCATACATTGAAATGTATAACTGGATTACTCGTATCGTTCAACAGGATTATAAATCGCCACTAAATAGAACTGAAAAGATACCTCCAACAAACGCTGATATTACTGTGTCTGTTTTGTCTAGTCACAATAATACTACACGAAAAATTAAATATAAAGATTGTATACCAACTGGTCTCGGTAATATTACATTTGAATCGACTACATCTGAATCTTTCCTTACGTATCCCGCTAATTTTAGATTCTCTTACTTTGAAATTTCTTAACTGAAATAGGAACATTATGATTGACTTGAAAACTATTCTTGCTATGTGGCAAGAGGATTGCATTATTGATAACAGCAAACTAGATGCTACTTCTAGAGATACTCCTAAATTACATGCTAAATATCTTCAGCTACTAGCCGAGGCTAAGCTTATGAAGAAGAAGGCAGAGTTTACACAGAAAAATTTGCTCAAAGAAAAATGGCTTTATTATAATGGTAAAATGGATCAAGATGAATTAACTGAAAAGGGATGGGATCCTGATCCTTTTAATGGGTTGCGTATCCTCAAAGGCGAGATGGATTACTACTATGATTCAGATCCAGAGATCCAGCAGTCCGAAGAAAAAATAGAATACTGGAAGACAGTTATAGATAGTCTTACAGATATAATTGATAACTTAAAATGGAGACATCAAACTATTTCCAATATGATTCGTTGGAGGCAGTTTGAACAAGGCGATTGATGGCAGACTTTAAAGTTCAGCTAAAAGATTATAGTATGATGTATGTTGACTGCGAACGTGGTCCTGCTCAAGAACTATCCGAGTACTTTTCATTCTATGTTCCGGGTTATAAGTTTATGCCTGCGTATAAGAATAAAGTATGGGATGGTAAGATACGTTTATATAATAATCTTACAAACGAATTAAACGCTGGATTGTTTCATTACCTTCGTAAGTTTTGTACTGAAAGAGGATATACATATGAATTAGAAGAATCCGATTACGGATCTCCTACTGATAAAAATGTAGTCGATCAAAAAGTATTTGACCAGTTTCTTCAAGTATCACACCTTCCGTTTCCACCAAGAGACTATCAGTACGACGCTGTTATTCGTTCTTTGATTTCAAATAGGGCTATACTGTTATCACCAACTGGATCTGGTAAATCATTTATCATTTATTTGATTATGAAATATTGGATGAGTATGGTAAATGAAAAAGACAAGATTCTGATTATCGTACCGACTACTTCTTTGGTTGAACAGATGTATACTGACTTCAAAGACTATGGAATGTTAGTTGAGAACGCATGTCATAGAATTTATTCTGGTAAAGACAAAACCACTGACAAGCGTGTTATTATTTCTACATGGCAATCAATATACAAATATCCAAAGAAATGGTTTGAACAATTTGGTATGGTAATAGGAGATGAGTGCCATGGATTTAAATCTAAGTCCCTGTCGTCAATAATGAATAAGGCTACGAAAGCAAAGTATAGATTCGGCACAACTGGCACACTCGACGGTACGCAGACACATAGACTCGTCCTTGAGGGATTATTTGGTCCTGTGCATCAGGTTACCATGACTAAAACGTTACAAGACGAAGGAACATTGGCACCTTTAGATATTAAAGTACTTTTATTAAATTATACAGAAGAAGTGAGGAAAGACTTTGGCAACAAAACATATCAAGACGAAATTGAATTCATTATTGGAAATAATACTCGTAATAGGCTTATTCGGAATCTCGCTCTGGATGCTAAGGGAAATACTCTTGTCTTATTTAGTCGTGTGGAGGCTCATGGAAAGCCTCTCTATGATTTAATAAATAGTAAGGCAGAGGAAGGAAGAAAAGTTTTCTTTGTATCCGGTGAAGTAGCAACTTCAGATAGAGAAGCAATTCGTAAAATAGTGGAGAAACAAAATGGAGCAATTATTGTTGCAAGTCTTGGTACCTTTAGTACTGGTATTAATATTCGGAATCTGCACAATATCGTGTTCGCTAGCCCGTCAAAGTCTCAAATTAAGGTTTTACAATCTATCGGACGAGGGTTACGCAAATCCGATGATGGACGTGAAACAACACTCTACGACATAACTGACGACTTGCACTGGCATAATAGAAAAAATTACACGTTACTTCATGGTGCAGAACGTATAAAAATATATGACAAAGAACAATTTAAATATAAAATCATTAAGGTAGACATATGACCGAAACAATCGTAAAACAATGCCTACTCACAACCGGTGATGAAATTGTGTGCGAGGTTGTTGATTGGGACGATGATGAAGGTCCTGGTCTTGTCATACGTAACCCTTTGAAAGTAGTTACGGTAGATAGACCTGATGGATTACGATATCATATTTTTCGGCCTTTAATGATTATGCAACTAGAAGAAGGAACGTTTCAAACTTTAAACGCAGAACACATTCTTGTAGAAGCAACTCCTATAAAAGAAGTGGTAAAAGAATATTACAACGCGCTAAATGTAGAAAATGATGAACGTACACCAATTGATGGCGACGAAAAATTTAAAAAGTATATGAAAAAAATTACTAAAATCCTAGATGGAGAAGATGACAGCGATGAAGATAATGTAATTAAATTATTTCCCACACCTGGTAAAGATAAATTACATTAGTACTCCAGCCCACCATAAAGGATACCTTTAAATTATATACAGTTTTGCCGGATTGTAAACCCCTAAAACGTAAAAAAAAATAAATTTTTTTAGTTTACTTTTATTAAAAAATAGTATAGAATAGAAATATTGAATGAGGATATATTATGGCCAAGAAGAAAAGCATTCACTACGTAAATAACAAAGAATTCTCACAAGCAGTTGTTGATTATTGTACGGTAGTGAAGGAAGCAAAAGAAAAAGAATCTACGCTTCCAGTAGTTCCTAATTACATCGCACAATGCTTTCTTAAAATTGCCGAAGGCTTATCACATAAATCTAATTTCATACGTTACACTTATCGTGAAGAGATGGTAATGGACGCAGTTGAGAATTGTCTAAAGGCTATTGAAAACTATAACATTGAAGCTGCTACACGATCAGGTAACCCTAACGCATTCGCGTATTTCACTCAAATTTCTTGGTACGCATTCTTACGTCGTATCGCAAAAGAAAAGAAACAACAAGACATTAAACTCAAGTACCTATCACAATCTGGTATTGAACAGTATGTATTCGGAGACGTTGAAGATAAAGCTGCTAATAATGCTGTACAGCTATTTGTCGATCAACTCAAAGATCGTATTGATAAAGTAAAAGAACGTGATACAGAGTTTCGTCAATACGTACAAGAAGAAAAGACACGTAAGAAACGAGTTATGCGTGTTGATTCTGATCTACAAACATTTATGGATGATGAATGAAAATAGCTATATTGAATGACACTCATTGTGGTGTTCGCAATTCTTCTGATATTTTTTTAGATAATGCAGATAAATTTTATAATGAAGTATTTTTCCCCTATCTCTTAGAACATAATATAAAACATATTCTTCACCTTGGTGATTACTATGACAATCGTAAGTTTATTAACTTTAAAGCACTTACACGTAATCGTAAGATGTTTCTTCATAAGTTACGTGAGTATGGTATCACTATGGACATTATATGTGGTAACCATGATACGTACTACAAGAATACAAATGACTTGAATTCATTAAAAGAATTACTTGGACATTATATGAATGAAGTACATATCGTAAATAGTCCTACAGTCTTAGAATATGACGAACTAAAGATTGCAATGGTTCCATGGATTAATCCTGAGAATGAAAAAGAATACATAGAATTTATTAAAAAATGTGATGCTCCTATCCTTGGTGCTCATTTAGAACTTGATGGTTTTGAAATGATGAAAGGTATTGAAAGCACACATGGCATGGACCCTTCTATCTTCGATAGATTCGAGATGGTGTTATCAGGACACTATCATACAAAATCAAACAAAGGTAATATCCATTACCTTGGATCACAAATGGAGTTTTTCTGGAATGACGCCCACGACAAAAAATACTTTCACATCTTGGATACATCAACACGTGACCTTACTCCTATCCATAACCCTCATACTTTGTTCCATCGGATCTATTATGACGATGTGGTGGCTGATTTCGGAGATTATGACGTTACATCACTAGACAATAAATTTGTAAAAATTGTAGTAATTAATAAAAACGACCTATTTACATTCGACCGATTTGTTGATAGAATACAGAATAGGAAAATATATGAACTCAAGATTCAAGATAATTTTTCAGAATTTATTGGAAGTAACGTAGAAGATGAAAGTGTATCTCTCGAAGATACAACATCTCTCGTTAATACATACATTGATAACGTGGAGACAGAGTTGGATAAAGATCGTATCAAAAAAGAAATGAACGATCTATATGTGGAAGCACAGACACTCGAAATAGCATGATAAAATTTACCACCTTAAAGTGGAAGAATTTTCTTTCTACAGGAAACTCTTTTACCACAGTAGACTTTACTGACTCAAAAACTACATTGGTTGTAGGCCACAATGGTGCAGGCAAATCGACCATGCTTGATGCTTTGGCATTTGCGTTATTCGGTAAAGCACATAGAAATATTAGTAAGCCTCAACTTCTTAATTCGATTAATAATAAGAATTGTGTAGTTGAAGTTCAATTCAACGTGTCTGGTTCGAACTATAAAATCGTTCGTGGTATCAGACCAAACATATTCGAGATTTGGAAAGACGGGTCTATGATAAATCAGTCCTCTCATTCCAAAGAGTACCAGAAGATCCTCGAGCAAAACATCATTAAGCTTAATCATAAAAGCTTTCACCAGATCGTCGTGCTCGGCAGTTCCTCCTTCATTCCCTTCATGCAACTTGCAGCCGGCGCTAGGCGTGATGTTATCGAGGATCTTCTGGATATTAATGTATTCTCTAAGATGAATACTATTCTAAAAGAAAAGAATGGTTTACTCAAAGAAGATATAAAGTCTACAGAATATGATTTAGAACTCGCAAAAGAAAAGATTGACTTACAATCAAAATATATTAAAGAGGTTGAAAGTCTTAGTAACGACCAGATTGAAAGTAAAGAACTTGAAATAAAAGATGTCAATGACGAGATACAAACATTGCAAACAAGTAATGCTACTTTGTCAGATGAGATTGATCAAAGCTCTATTGGCTTACAAGAAGACCTTAAAAAGAATCATGATAAGAAACAAGCCTTGTTACAATACAAAGCTGAGTTCAATCAGAAGATCTCTACACTCGTTAAAGAAACAAAGTTTTATGAAGAAAATGATACATGTCCTACATGTTCTCAGGATATTGATTCAGAACTACGATCTACAAAACTTACTAACGCCAAGACAAAAGCAGCAGAAATACAAAAAGCTTTGGATGATGTAGGTGATCAATCAACTATTGTAGAAGATGCTTTAAGTCAACTTACAAATACCTCAGAAGACATACGAAATAAAACAGCATCTATATCTTCTAACAATCGAGAAATCGTGAGGCTTCAAGGTCAGATACAAAATATCAATGATGCAATAACAAAGATACGAGGCAATGATGGTGATGTTGCCAAGTCTAAAACTGACCTTGAATTATTAAAAGGAAAAAAAGACGATTTATTTGAAAAAAGATTGTACTTAAACGAATCTTTGAGTTATAATAGTGTTATACTAGAAATGCTTAAAGACACAGGAATTAAAACAAAAATTATTAAACAATATTTACCGGTTATAAATAAACTCGTAAATCAATACTTACAGGTTCTAGATTTCTTCGTGTCCTTTCATTTGGACGAAGCATTCTCAGAAACTATTCGATCCAGACATCGCGACGCCTTTACTTACGACTCATTTTCCGAGGGTGAGAAACAACGTATCGATCTGGCATTACTCTTTACTTGGCGTATGATAGCCAAGATGAAGAACTCGGTTGCAACAAATTTACTTATCTTGGATGAAACATTTGATTCATCTTTAGATTATGAAGGTGTTGACAATCTTATGAAGATAATACACACATTAGATGACGATACTAACGTGTTTGTTATTTCTCATAAAGGTGATATTCTTGAAGGGAAGTTCGAAAATAAACTCGAGTTTCACAAAGAGAAGAATTTTAGTAAACTAAAAGGAAATTTATAATGGAACTATCCAGCTTTACTATGCAAACTTTGAAGAACTTCTCTTCGATCAATCCTAACTTAGTGATTCATCCAGGGAAGTCTGTTATGACTATGTCTGAAGCTAAGAACATTCTTGCTCAGGCAACTGTACCAGAAGAATTTGATCGTACATTTGGCATATACGATCTATCAGAATTCTTATCGGTTGTAAATTTATTTGATGCAGCTAACTTAAAACTTGATGATCAGTTTGCCACAATTGGTGATACATCGGGTAGAGCAAAGATTAAGTATTTCTTTTCAGATACAGAAATGCTTACGTCTCCAAGTAAGCCAATCAATATGCCAGATCCTGAAGTTACTTTTACTTTGGATCAAACAACACTTGCTAACCTAAAACGTGCTTCATCGGCACTTGGTCATAGTGAGGTATCGATCACTGGTTCAAACGGTGTGGTTACACTTACGGTTGTAGATACAACTAACAGTACATCGAATACTTACTCCATTGATGTTGATGGAGAATACAAGTCGGAAGACTTTAATTTCATTTTAAACATTAGTAATCTTCGAATGATTCCATCTGACTATAAAGTAGAAATATCATCGAAGCTTATATCACAGTTCACCAGTACTTCAGATGATATGGACTTAAAGTATTGGGTAGCCCTCGAAAAGTCCTCAACCTACAAAGATTAATAGGAGATTATTATGTCAGATCACGAACAGGTTTATGATCTATGTAACCGAGTCAGCCGTTCAGCTGTAGCAGTCATTGATGCTATTACGCAGCGTGGTGGATTCAAAGGCGAAGAGCTTAGTACTATTGG